CTGGTGCTTTCTTCCCGTCATAGGTCAAAAGAAAATTCTCTTTCAAGTTTTCTCTCTTTAACCCGTTAAAATATACGTGAAATAGTGTGTAACCATAAATATCTTGTCCTGTCATATCTTTCTCCTTCTAATAATCAGTTGAGATTTCTACACCAAAGTCATCTTTGAACTTTCTGCACAATGCATCTATGATATACAAATGCGCTGGAACATCACAACAAATGCTTGGCAACTTCTTAAATACTTTTTGAATCTCTTTTTCAAGAATGTCTTTGTTTACTTCCATATTATTTCTCCTCTACATTGTATTGTACGAAAACTACAAAAAGAACAGCTTACATATTGCTGCTCTCTTTGAACTTCCACAAGTCGTCAAGTGCTTCTTGCTTTCTAACTATGTTGTCTAAGTCGTCCTCGTCAAATGAACTAGCACATAACAAATAACTTTCTACTGGCTTATCTTGCCCTATTCTGTGGGCTCTGTCTTCCGCCTGTTCAAGTATTGCTAAACTTGTTGGTGGTTCTAGAAAAACAGTCTTCGTTGCTTCTGTTAGGTTCAAGCCATATCTTGCTGTCATTATTGATAAAAGCAAAATCGGTGTCTTTCCTTCCCTCCACTGTTCAAGTACTGCCAATCGTTCTTTCATTGACAACGCTCCGTGATAATAAAGAACAGTTCCACCACTGGCTTCAATTTGTTCTTTCACTGTATCTAATACAGTTGTGTATTCTGAAAATACTAATACTCTGCTGTCTTTTGCTTGTTGTTTGATAAACTCAATCTTTGGTGTGGCAGTTGAGCTTAAATACTGCATCCTCGCTCTAACTGCTGGTTTTGAGTTATAACCTGCTTTTTTCATTCTAGCAGTGGTCATCTTCAAAACCTTTTCTAAGTACAAGAATTCTTCTGGCACTTGCCAATCAAGGTCAATTCTTTTTCTTGTCTTTGGTGGTAGGTTGAGCTCTTTCTTATCTGCAAAACAGAGCACTGGTCGTATAAGTTCCATCAATTCGTCTAAGTTCTTATATCCTCGACAAACATAATGTCCCCATCTATCAAATCCCCATTCACCATAATACCTTTCAAATGTTGTTCTTGCTGTATCTTTCAAGATACCAAAATACTTTAGCATTGAAAAGAATTCTAACGGGTCGTTCAATACGGGTGTTCCTGAAAGAGCAATTCTTACTTGCCCTTCTGGTCTGAGCAATTCGTGTAACCCTTTCGTCTGTTCTGCCTTCCACCCTTTTGCTGACTGAACTTCATCTACTATGATACAATCATAACTAATGTTGTTGAGTGCAGCTACTATGTCAACATTTCTCAATCCTTCAATGTTTATCAAATCGGTTCTAACTTCTGGTGTGCTTTGTGAAAGCCATTCAAGTTTTTTCTGTGTTGATGCTCCCGTATCTGCCCCAACTATACCTATATTCAACTTTCCGGCAAGTCCGTGCTTTTCAGCATCTTTTATCCATTCTTCTTGCAAGTTACTTTGTCCACATATGATAAGCACTTTCTTAAACTTGTTCTTGAGAATGATTTTCATCGATGTCAGTGACTTTCCCATCCCTTGTGGAAAGTTTACAAAAATGTTGTCTGTCTGGGTTGAAAATTGAACAGCATCTTCTTGATATCCATATTTACCGGGCGCCTTCCTTTCGAATAAGCAAGGACTATTTTCTAAGGTCAAATCGACCCTTTGATGCACCCTTTCAATATATTTTTCTGCATAGTCTGCTACATCTTTGGTCACTTCGTATTCTTTGCTATCTTTATGATAAATTGCAAAGGGTCTTGACTCCTTCAAAAAATCAAGTACATTTTGTCCAAAACTTGACAAATAGTAACTATACAATGTTGGCATCTTTATGCTGCGTCTTTTTACGACTCTCATAAGAATAAATTCTCCTCTAATTCTTTTAACGAACTGTATTCAAAAGTCTTAGCATCATCATATCTCAATGTCTTTCTATGAAATAACAAATCAAAAGCATACTCTGCTGGCATAACTTTGATTACACCTCGTTTGATAAAATGTACGATTACTAAATATTGCATATTTGTTTGAAGCTGACCTTTCCTCATAAACTTCTCTTCAACAAACTGTCGCATTGAGTCTAGTTGCTCCATATCTGATATCGAAAAGCTGTCTTTGCTGGTTTCTTTTAATTCGACAAATGATATTGTGTCTCCAATAACTATAAAATCTGATGGCTGAACAATGCCTGCATAACCTGTGTTAGGTGTATGCAGGCGAATGACTGTTTTCCTTTTGCTAAGTGTATTCGAAAATTCTTCCTCAAACTTTTGTCCATCAACTCTTTGTCTCATCAATCCTTCTCCCAATACTTCATAAGGCCTGGCTCACAGACCATCTTAACACCTACTAAATCAGTTCCTACATCTGTCATCAGTGCTGCTAAGATATCTCCTGCCTCTTTTGCGTTTTCGTCCGGTGCTTCAATAATGATTTCGTCGTGTATTTGTAAAAGAATTCTTGCTCCAAGTTCTTTCAAGCGTTGATTCTTACCAAACTCTACTATAGCAAGTTTTGTCATATCTGATGCTGACCCTTGTATAACTGAGTTAACTATCTGCCTGCTCTCCATAACTTTTTGCTTTCTCCAATCAATTATCTGTATGCCTTCTTTTTCTGCATCTTTAATTAACTTGTCAATAGCATAATCATTTTTCAAACTGTTGAGTGTGTCAAGAACATCTTTATCGTCACATTCGAAATCTGGCTTGCCAAGTGCTTTGAAATATCTCTTTCTGCCAAGAACTGTTTCAACATATCCGTGCTTCTCTGCAAATGCTGCTTTGTCCTGTCTAAACTTCTTAATGCTAGGACATTTTTCAAAAAACTTGTTATAAATGGCTCTTGTCTCTTCAACTGACTTATGAATATCTTTTGCAAGTGACTTGAGCCCCATATCATAGTTCAGTCCAAGAACAATGCTCTTCATCTGACCTCTAAGCTCTCCGTACTCGCCGTGCTTCAAACATTTTTCATATGGTTGCTCGAAAACTATGCTTGCCATATATGCGTAAAAGTCCATTCCCTTTTCGTAGGCATCTTTCATTGACGGGTCATCTGCTAATCCTGCAAGTATTCTAACTTCTTGTTGAGAATAGTCGCAAGATACAAGGGTCATTCCGTCTCTTGCTCTAAACATCTTTCTAAAACGGTTGTCTCTTGGAATGTTTTGCAAGTTCGGGTTACTTGAACTAAATCTCCCTGTATCTGCTCCATACTGGTTGAATACACAATGCACTACACCTTTATAGGCTTCTTCTGGCATTTTCTTTGCGTATGTTGAAAGCAGTTTCTGTGCCTTTCTGTATTCCAATATCTTTTGTGGCAATGGGTGGTCAAATAACTTCAAGATGCCTTCACCTGTGCCTCGTCCTTGTATCTGTGGAAGCCCTATCTTATCATATAACCATTCCGCTACCTGTTTTGGACTTCCCGGGTTCAAGCCTTCATAGTCCTTAGCTATTTCAGCTTCTGCCCTTTTCAAATCTTCTTCTAATGTTGCTGTAAGTTCTTTACACCATTCAACATCAAGTTGTACACCTGTTAACTCTATACCTACTAAGTCATATGAAAGTGGCAATTCTAATTGAAGCAATAACTTTCTTTCTGCTTTACCTATATGCTCCTCTTGCCACTTACCTAACTTAATATGCTTCATAGCATCAACTGCGGCGTATGCTCCTACAACTGCTGGGTCATATTCATCAAACGGTCTTTTGAAAAGTTCTCGGAATGAGTAAAACTTTGCATTCGGGTCAACATACTTAATGTACAATTCTTTCAATTCATTACTTGGTTCAGCTGAATTCATAAGTCTTGCTGCCAAGTATCCACACCACTTTGGCTTCCAATCTATGTTTGCTTGTTGTCTCATAAACTTCATATCAAACTTTGCATTGTAGCCATAAATGTTGTGCTGCTGTAAGATGTCTGCTAAATTATGGACATCTCCTTCGTAGTTCTTACCAATCTTGTGTGCTAGTGGAATGTAAATACAGTCGTCCTCTGAGCCCAAAGAAAATCCAACCAACTTGTCTCTAAAAACATCTAGTCCTGTGGTCTCTGTATCAAGTCCTATGTCTTTTCTAGTTGATAAATATTCAAGAACTTCTGCTTCTGTTGTAACTGTTTTCCAATTATAATCAGAAAATAGTTCTTTCATCTTTCTCTCAACTTCTGCTGTGTCATCTATCAACTTTCGGGCGCGTGGTGTGCTACTGACTGTACTTGTCGTCTTCGATTTCACTGCTAACTTTGGCAATTCTACTTTATTACCAAAATTCAATAACATAGCTTACTCCCAATACTTCTTTTTTGGTGCTGGTGCAGCTGGTTGTGCAGGTGCTGCTTCAGCTTTTGGTGCTTCCTTTTTCTCCTCTTTCTTTTCTGCTTCAATGATAGGATACTTTATCGTATCAGCATTCATTACTGGAAACAGTGAGTAACTTGCATCCATTGTCTTCGGGTTGGTCGCTGTAACTTTCCAAACACCATCAATAATGCGTGGGTAGTTCTTCCACATAGGCAATAAAGTGTTCTTGCAAAAATATGCTGAACGTTCCCATCTTACTCTGCGTGGGTTCTTACCATCTTCATCATATTCAATACAATCAAGAACGCACATCAATTGTCCATCTTCTGTATCATATACATACTTATGTGCTGCTTCATCCCACTTCTTTCTGCGTGTAGGAATGTCTGCTCCTGCATTGTCTCCACCTGATTCATACATAAAACGCAAGTATCTTGTGTCTCCTGTCTTCTCAAATGAAATAAACTCGCCTCTGTCTCCTGAGCCACTGCCTGTGTCTAATTTTGTGTACTCTGCTAAATTCATTTTTCTTCTCCTTCTTAAAATTCTGCTAGCATAAGTGCTAGTACTTTGGTCAATCTTTGTTGTACGTCTTTTGGCACTTGGTTAGAGCCAAATGCATAAGTCGTAAATTCAAGGTCAATCGACTTTGTGTCTGGGTCGAAAACTTGTGCTACTGAATACTTTATCTTAGTACCATCAAGATTCTCTTCCGCTGTGAGTGTTGCAAGCCCGTTGTTCTTCATAAATGAATATACTCTCATTATCTTTTACCTCCAAACAAAGCTTTCAAAAGTGAAAGAATATCGTCAACATCTTTCTCTGTGTTTTCGAGTGAATTGCCGACAATCTTTGCAATTGCCGGTGCTGGAATACCTGCAAGCTCTGATATTCTCTTAATGAGAACTGCTGTCAAGTACATCATATCAGCACAAGTTCCATTGACGTGAACTGCTATGCCATCCTTCTCTTGCATCACTTTAACATATGGCAAAGTCTTTTGCTCCTTCTCTTTAACTGTGGTCTTTTTCTCCATAGGTTGTTCCTCCTTTCAAAGTATAGTACGAAATTTCTATTCAATACAATAGATTTTGAATCTTTCAAAGAATGCATTACAGTCATTGTACCTATTCCACGTTGATATGATAGGCTTATTCTGTGCTTCTCGCATCCTTCCAATTCGTTCAATTGCTTCATTGATATGCCACTCAAGGTGTATCGTCATTTCTAGGTCGACTATCACTAGAAAATCTGCCTCGATGGCCTGTTCAATCATTTGTGGGCTCTTGCCCTTGTTGTTGTAGCTCTTGAATTCTACTATCAATTCTTCTATTGATAATACATATACACTGCCACAAGTTTTCAACTGCTGTATAACCTCTTTGATAGCTGGTCTAAACTTTCGTCCATATACAGCAACATATAGGTCATCTAGCATTTGTTCTAAAAGTGGCTTTGGCAGTGGTGGCATCTTTGGTGGCGGTGGCAATGGAATAACTCTTCTTCCTTTTGCCCTCTCCAACTGAGCTAATGCCTTCTGGTCATCCCAATCAAGCCTCTTCATCTGTGCTTGGAATGATATCTTACTTATCCCTCCTACAAATGAAAATAGCCAATCTTCTACTGCTTTGTATACTTCTGGGCTTCTATCTACTGACTTCATCAAGTTTCTCTTGATAAAAGCAGAATTGTCTACTTCAGGCTTGACTGGTTCTTTTCTTTCAACTGGTGGTTGATTTTCAAATAACTTCATCTGTCTTACCTCAATATCGTTGAATAAAACTTGTCACTTGGTGCTGGTGCATCGGTCTCTCCAAGAATATAACGAACATCGACAACATCGCCTGACTTGAGTTCATCAAAATGTTGCTCAATGTACTTATGTGCTTCAAACATAGTTCTTGTGCCGTCTCTCCACTTAAATGCGTCCCAAGTGCCTTCACCTGAATTCATTCTCGTGACCATAATCAATGCGTGACCTTCAAGTGGAAAACCATTTCTTTCTAATTGATAATCCTCTTGCGGAACTTCTGGCTGCATTTTGGTAGCTATAACTCCTATGTTTGTCGCTTTGTCCCTAACTTCAAACACTTTCGTAATCATACGCTTCCTCCTCTATTTGTCAAATCTAAAATCTAAGAAAACTGGAAATCTTAGGCTCTTGCCTCCTTGCTGATTTGTAGTTTCCTCAAAGTATTGTACGGAAATTGTCCTTCCAAGATATTCATCTCTGTTTTGCCAAACAATATCTCGTAACTCAGCACTTATACCTGAACCTACTCTAACCTCATTGCCTTCATAGTCAACTATAAATGCTCCTAACTTTCCAGCGTTCTTGTTGGTACCTTCCTCAAATCCTATGATAGTCAAATCGGCATCTTTCATTTTCTTGACTTTGAGTAAAGCATTGCCCCTTCCAAAACAATACGGTGCATCATTCAAGTTGACCATTACACCTTCTTCGCCTTGTGCTGTCATTATGTTCAATAACTTAACAATAGCATCGGGGTCATTGCCGTTGTAAAGTACAGGCAATTTCTCAAAAAACTTCAAATGATATAACTCAAAGAATTGTTCAAGAGCATTTCTTCTTATGGAATATGCTGGCGTTTCTGCTTGTTCCTCCCAATCCTTAAATGTGAGAAAATCGAAGCATTTCATTTTTACTCCGTGTTTCTCGCCATCTCTACGAGTTATCATCATTGTCTTCTTATACTGGGCTTTGTTGTCAAGTCCTTCACTGTCTAAAAGTGTTATCTCTCCATCAAGGACAAAATCAGAAACTGTGACTCTGTTGAGCTCTTCTTCTAAATCGACAAGTCCTTCATACTGTTGCCCTGCTCTTGTATAAAACTTTACACCTTCGCCTCTACGCTTGATGGCAAGAATTCTTCCTCCATCAATCTTTGTCGTGACTGTAAAATAATGCCCTTTAACTACTTCCATATTATCAAAATACTTGTTTGACAACTGCACATTGAATGTTGGTATCAACCCTGGCATTTGCTTGTTTATGGAAATCGTGTCCACTCCAAGTGGCAAGTTCTTGCAAATAATTCTATAAAGCAATTCAACAAGTCTGTCATCTTCAATGGTGCTTACAAAACTCTTTATCTTGGCAATAGTTTCATCTTTGCCTGTGTTATTTTGCCTCAAATGCTCTAAAAGACTGTGCACGGTAGTAAACTCGGGGTCAGCGACCGGTACATCCTTGTTCAGCTTCTTTGTTGAGATGCCTGTCACCACATATGGGTTATAAACATACCACAAAAAATACTTTACTACTTCGTCGTCTCGGTACTGACTAAGAATTGCTAGCTTGTGCAATCTTGAATTGCTTTCAAGTAACTTATCTACGAATTGACTAAAATGTTGCAAGTCCTTCATATC